CGGGAAGTTAACCGAAGAACCCGTGGGCTACTACACCCACGGGCCTAGGTTAACTGAAGACGGTGCGTAAAGTACCGCCAGTCGCCTAGCTTCGCCGCCTCGCAGGGGGATGCTCTCCCCTACGGGTCGTGAAGCTAGTCCGCCCCTGCTGACGTACAGGATGTATGCGAGCTGATGAAGCCCGCTATCCCGCATCTTATGCGTTCGCATAACAGCAGTCCAAGCGAGGAAAGTCCATCCTTCCCAACCATGCTTTGCCTTTGCATGGTATGGGGACGAGCTGATCTCATCCAAATTCAGGAGGAGACCAGAATCGTCGCTCTCAACATCTCCGACTTGATTAGGGTCGGAAAGGTCGTACCGAGTTACTGGACGACCGGGGGCCCAAAGCCCCCTACAAGAGCTTGGAAGCCGACAAACAGCATATAGCCAAGGACGCTTAAACCGCCCGTCGCAACCAAAACCAAGATTGCGACGGAAAGCATAGCGCCTGAGACCATTAGCCAGTCGGTAAAGACTTTCAACACTTGAAATTTCCTCCTTGAGGAAGAAAGGACGGACCAACGTTCCATTGAAGTAGTCGTGACCGCAGCTCTCCCGAAAAGGGCCGTCTGAGAAACTCTTAGACGGGTTGACGGAAAAACCGCAGAAACGGAGAACCTCAACCAGGCGTGGATAAGCCTGGACAGGAACGATTATATCGTCACCGAAAGCACGGACCCACTTTTTGTGAGGGGCAGTTACTTCCTCACATACACTGAGGGCTAGAGCATAGAAAATCATGCTCTCGAGCTCAAATGTGAATCCGTTGCCCATGGACGAGAACTTCTCATACCAGAAAGTACTATCCTGGTACTTCCCAACTTTGGATCGACACACGTCAAGTGCGAAGAACCATTGCGGGGGGAGAAGTTCACGAACGAGTTCTACTGCCAGCGTATCGCTTGCTGACTGTAGATCTACGGTGGCGAGACTTCCCGAAACAGACCCTTGGTATGCAGCCTCCTGATTGGGAGACTGGGTATCCAGGTTCAAGCCGGCATTTTGTAACCGGCTCCTCATTAGTCCACCTAGGCCCAGCTGGGCAAAGATGTTCATCTGAGGCTCAACCGCAATCGAGCGGTGAGTGAGCGCTGTTTTTGGGACAAAAGCGACTGTGTTGCCTGGCGCAACTTTTCCGAGAAGAGAGAAGGGGGTACCAACCTCCCACCCCTCTCCAAGAATCGATTGCGCCCATCGCGGGAAAGTTCCAACCAACCCGCTGGCTCCGTCGCGAAAATCAGCCGTAAAGCTGACTCCGCCATGCAGTTTGTTCCAGACCGAAATCCGTCTCCCTTTGGTAAGGTTGTCGGACCCGGGGCCGAAACGACAGCACGCAGCCCAAGCACCCGCATCTAATTGCTTCAGCCAGCCGAAGATTTTCTCAGCAGCGGAGAATAGAGTTCCTCCGATGCCGCTCGGGTAAACGCCCGAGCTTCGACAGGTTCGAAGACGTAAATTAGTTGCGCGACACTGCTCCTCGGCAGCAAGGAATTTCTCCCAGGCTGCCTTCTCTGGATCTACACCGGTTGGTAAAGCCGGGTATTTCTTGAGAAAGCTGACGGCTTGATAGTCGTCAGCATAGGACTGTGGATCCCGATCATGGTAGCTTGCTGGAGTAACAGCTTTCCCAGCAAGTTGCTGCCATTCCCCGTAACGCAGGAGAATGGCACATGAAAGGGACACAGGCGTGTCAAGTGCTTCGTATACACGGAGAGCAACTTCCGAGACCTCCTTGAGAGGATCACGGATAGCAGTACCTTCCAGGGTAGCTGCCAGTTGCTTTCTGCGATTTCGCATCGTAGAATGCATCGTACGTTCCTTCCGTTGTTGTTACTTACCAGGCGTCGTGCTTATCAAGGAGCTTTTGGGCAAGCTGAACCTGCCCGTTCGCACCGAGGAGAGTCGACACAATGGCGAGAACCAACTTAACCCAAAAGGCAATCTTCTCAGAATCCAAGAGAAGCTCCCTAAAGGTTAGTACGGGACCTCGAAGGTGTCCACGGCCGTTGACACAACGGCATTGGCCATGAAGTTCTTCAGGGCAGCCCAGGTTTCACGGCGTTCGCTAAGAGTAGCTTTCGCCGGGAACACCAGGCTAAACGTACCGATGTCCGTGTAGGACAGCGCACCAGTCGTCCCGTCCAGCACGGGTCGCGTGACCTTGCCTTCGAGACGGATAGTACCGTTCGCCTCATCCTTCGGCAGCTTACGCTGCAGAGAGATTTTGCGAAAACCGAGCAGCGAACCAACAGTGTCGTCGGCCCACGTCGTCTTGGCATTCACGCCATCGACGTCGAGGACCTTGTACGTCACCCCGGTAGCCGCGTAGTTGTTGACGGTAAGGTTTGCAGCAGTGGCCATAACAGCCTTTCTGAAGTTTAGGGAAGGGGATTAGCCAACCCAGGGAGCGTAGCTCCCGTTAACTCTTGCCAAAGGAGAAATCGGAACCCGTCATACAGGTCTAATCACTAGACCTAGGACGGAATTTACCGATAGGCGGGTCACCCCTGAATTGCTGAGAAAATAACGCAGCTGACGAGATCATCCGTTGCCAAGATAAATCGGTAATGGAGTTCACTCGAGGCCACGTCATCGACCCAGGGTTCCAGGGGTTACGGTCAAAACGCCTAGTTGTCCCGAGAGCATCCGGGACGTTCGACGTATAAAGCGACCCTGAACCACTGGATGGTAGGACGTTCACAGTGCGTGAGCGTTCCGAAATCACCCAGCCATCCAAGACAGCTAGACCGTCTAACGCGTTCAGGTTTCCCAACCACGTTCCCACATCGACAAACCAGTCGAAGACAAAGGAGAACGGGATTAGTTCCCAAGCCGCGAGCGAGAGATCGCCCGGTGACAGGCCAAGACTCGCATTGAGCTTCTGACCTCGTGAAGTTACCTCCACGAGAATCCCAGCTCGGGCAGTGTAAACGTCAGTCCGATACACCAGAGCGTGATTCCCCGTCACCAGGTAGTTTGCCCACCTGTAGACAGAAGTTTTCACCTCGGTTTTTGATGCACGGACGACGTAACGCTGCTTCCAGGGTGCACTCATGTTTGCTCGATGGGTATCGAGCAGACCTTGCGCATCGCTCACTAGAGGCTTCCAACCGTACTGGTAGGCAAGCCAATTATTAGCGAGCGACCTCTCTATATCACCGATATTGAGGGCCCGGGCGGCTTCTTTAAACCGCCCCTTCCGGAACGCGCCGTAAGCGCGCCCCAGAGTCTTGACCGCATCTGTCACCATGTCGATAGTCTTTCGACCCTCGGCAGTAGCAACAGCGAGATTGACGCGCATGTCCCGAGCCTTTGCGAGGCAACGGTTCTTTACGTCAAGCTCAATCCCATTTGGATCTGCCGCCAGGAGCCCGATCTGACTGGGGGTGGGCACAGGTACTAGGCCATTTAAAATGTCCCAGCCCTTGCGCGCATCCGTTTTCAGTCGAAACCGGGTTTTCCCTGATGGCTGATACCGCCTGGGAATGCGGTAAGTCGTGTCGTTATAGCCAGTTGTTGCTAGCCAGCCACGACTCTCCAAGATGGACTTCCAACCAGTTGTGGTATTCCAATTCCGAGAACGCCAAAAAGAACCTAAGTAGTTCGGTATCGTATAGGTGCCGATAACTACTTCGTTCACGATCTCTTTCCAGGTCTGGTTCGTATTCTGAACCACCCCTAGAGTTTGACTTTTGGCAGCCATCGTTTTGGTTTTCCACGTGTAGTTAGGTGATGAAGTCCAAGTAAGTCACTCCGAGTGATGCCGATAAGGCCTATAGCTTGGCCCCACGTTACTATGACCCATGAGGGTCAGGGAGCTCGTGCAGACCAAGCCTAGTGCCTCGGCAACCACAAGAAGTAAGCCTTACCGCAAGATACCTCACGGTATCGAGCGACCATCCAACTGAAGAGAAGGATGGAACGGATTAACTCCGTTAGATAAGCCCACCAACAAGTGGGTTACCTCCCGGTTTTCTACCCTTATGGGGT